GTTCTTGCTACTAAGTTTTCCGCAACTGGAAAAGTTATGATTCTATCAAGTGATAAAGACTTTGCTCAATTGCAAAAATTTAAAAATGTAGAACAATATTCTCCGATTATGAAAAAATTTATCGTAGAACAATTTCCTGCAGCTCATTTAAAACAAATGATTATTCGAGGAGATAAAGGTGATGGTGTCCCTAATATTCTTAGTGCTGATGATTGCTTTGTTACTGCGACTAGGCAGAAACCGATAACAGAAGTAAAGATTATCAAATGGATGAATCAACAGCCTGCTGAATTTTGCAACGAAGATATGTTGCGTAACTATTCTCGGAATGAGATGCTAATTGACTTGACAAAAATACCTGATAGTCTACAGCAAACCATACTAGATACATATGAGAGTACAAAGGCAAAACCTAAACAAGAGTTTATGAATTATCTTATTGCTAATCGTTTGAAAAACCTACTGGAAGTGATTGATGAGTTCTGAAAAATTATATACCGAAATCTTTGAAGATTTTGATAAAGCCACAAACAAAAATGAAAGAATTGCTGTTCTACGAAAGTATGACCATCCAAGATTCCGACAATTTTTAGTTTATGCACTTGATGATAATATAAAATTTGATGTTGAGTTGCCTGAGAAATATAGACCAGCAACTGAACCTGCTGGATTGAATCATGCATACCTTGATACTGAAGTATTTAAACTATACCGATTCATCAAAGACCATCCTAAAAAGCCTGTTAATTTTACCGGTAAAAAACAAACACAAATGTTTCTTGTGATACTAGAAGCACTACATAAAGATGAATCCGCTCTTTTATTGAGATTAGTTAAAAAAGATTTAGGTGTAAAATTCCTAACTAAAAAACTTGTAGAGGAAGCATTCCCAGGAATTTGATATGAAAAATATTGTTGTGGTATCTGGTGGATTTGATCCTGTTCATTCTGGTCATATTGCATATTTCAAAGCTGCAAAAGAACTAGGGGATCAATTAGTTGTTGGTATTAATTCTGATGAATGGTTAATCCGTAAAAAAGGAAAAGCCTTTATGCCTATGCATGAACGACAAGCCGTTGTTCAGAGCATTAAATATGTTGATTACGTTATACGATTTAATGATGATGACGATTCAGCTATTCTATTGTTGAAACTTGTTAAACAAACATGGCCAAACGATAAAATCATTTTTGCAAATGGTGGTGACCGTAATGAATCCAATAACAGAGAAATCTCAGTTGAGAATGTAGAGTTTGCTTATGGTGTCGGTGGCAACATGAAGTTAAACTCATCGTCTAAAATTTTACATGATTGGTTGATATGAAAGTAGCAGTAGTAACGCCTACTATCGGTAGTGAACATTTAAAACAATGTATAGATTCAGTTGATAAACAAACCCATAAAGACCTCACACATTATGTCTTTATGGATGGTAGAGAACATTGGGAGAAAATCAATGATACAATTTCAGGCGCTACCAAAGTCAAAACCATCTCTCTTGAGGAGAATGTTGGTAAGGGTTGGTATGGTCATAGGGTTTACGCAGCTTGTTCTTTTCTTGTTAATGCTGACGTAATTTGTTATCTCGATGAAGACAATTGGTTTGATCCATGTCACGTTGAAAAACTAGTAAATAAAATCAAACAAGGGAATGATTGGGCTTTTTCTTTAAGGAAAATATATGATAAAGAAGGTAATTACCTCTGCGATGACAACTGTGAATCATTGGGCAAATGGCCTGTATATTTTAATGATAGTGTATTCCACATTGATACCTCAAGTTTTGCTATTAGTCATAGTGCTGCTATTAGGATTGGCCATGCTTGGTATGGACAATGGGGAGCAGATAGGCAATTTTTTCAGAACCTAAAACATAACTTTCCTAAGTTTGATTGTACTAATGCACATACATTAAACTATAGATTAGATGGTAACCCAAATTCTGTGAATCAAAAGTTTTTTGATGATGGTAACTCTGTAATGGAAAAGAAATATGGTGAGATGCCCTTTCCTTGGAAATTAAAAAATAATTTAACTAAAATTCAAATTGCACCTGGTGTTACATTAGTAGAATAATATGTTAGTTGAATATACCGACTTGGCGGAAGTGTTATTAATTACACCGCCAGCTATACATGAAGATTTTCGTGGAACAAACACCGAGATTTTTAATGCAAGAGAATATCTAGAACGCCTTGGAACACAAAATTGGAAAATGGATAGCGTTAGTACATCCAGAAAACATGTGCTTCGTGGTGTGCATGGTGATAGTAAAACTTGGAAGTTGATTAGTTGCCTCTACGGCACAATCTATTTACTAGTTGTTGATAATCGTCCTTGGTCAACTAACTATAGACAACATACTTCTTTCACCTTATCAGATAAGAATAGACAACAAGTTTTAGTCCCACCTGGATTTGGTAACGGACACCTTGTTATGTCTCATACTGCCGTGTTTCATTATAAATGGTCCGAGTACTATGACCGTGAAGCACAATTCACAATCAAGTGGAATGATCCAGAATATGAATTCTGGTGGCCAATAAAACATCCTATTACATCACAAAGAGACACATAATGAAAACTGCTTTAATCACAGGCGGTTCAGGTTATCTTGGTTCTCATGTATGCAAACGCTTGAAACAAGAAGGTTGGACTGTTGTCGTATATGACATTAAAGAACCCAAACACAAATATGCTGATTTATATTGTCAAGGCGATATTCGTGATAGAAACACTTTGGATGATTTACTACACAAAATAAAATTTGATGTAGTATTTCATTTTGCAGGTCGCATCGAGGTTGGTGAGTCGGTTAAAATACCGACAGAATTTTATGATGTGAATACTGGTGGGACCTGCAATCTATTAAATGTCATGGTAAAACATGATGTTAAAAATATCATCTATTCATCTACAGCAGCTGTTTATAGAACAGTAGATTATGAATTGGATGAATTTGATGAAGTTCAATATAAAACAAATGCATATGCAGGAAGTAAATTGAGTGCAGAATATGCCATTCAACAATCTGGACTGAATCATATTATCTTTAGATATTTTAATCTTGCAGGTGCAGATCCAGATAGTGAGATGGGTGAAGACCATGATCCAGAAACACATTTGATTCCTAGAATTATCCAAAATCTAAATACGGTTGAAGTATATGGGCACGATTATCCAACTACAGATGGTACTTGTGTGCGAGATTATGTGCATGTCTGTGATGTTGCAGAAGCGCATTTAAATGCAGCTAAGTACCTGATGGAAGGTAATAAGTCTATCATTTTAAATCTAGGAACAGGCAAAGGTTATTCGGTAAGTAAAATTATTACCTTAATAGAAAAAGTTGCTGGTAAAGAAATTGATATTAAATACCTACCTCGCAGGCCAGGTGATCCTGCAAAGTTGGTAGCAAATGTTAATCTTGCCAAAAAAGTATTGAAGTACCGACCTAAACATGATATAATGAGCATTCTACAAACAGCATATGATTGGCATACAAAATGAAAAAAGATGATAATATGATGGTTGCCGAAGACAAAATTGGATTATCTTTGCTCGACAATAATATCCATATTCTTAACGGACCAATTGAAGAAGATAATATCAATGAAGCGATTCGTTGGATTTTATATGAAAACCTTTCTGAAACTGAAAAGACTTTAACTCTCTACATCAATTCAAGTGGTGGAGATTTGAGTGAAGCTTTTGGTCTAATTGATGTAATGAGAACATCAAAACATACTATTCAAACGATTGGAATTGGTTCAATCTGTTCAGCCGCTTTTCTTATCTTTGCATCTGGAACTAAAGGTGAACGATACATATCAAAAAATACAAGCATTATGTGTCATCAGTATTCAGGTGATTTGCAAGGTAAGTACCATGATATGAAGGCTTATATCCGTGAAAACGAATTAACAAACCTTCGTATGATTTCTTTGTTACAAGAATGTACCGACTTAGAACCTCGGGCAATCAAAACTAAACTTCTTCCACCGAGTGATGTTTGGTTTACGGCAGAGGAATTAGTTGAACTCGGTGTTGCGGACAATATCTTGTAAGAGGTTTAAATATCCAAAATGTATACTGGCGGTAGAAAGGTCGAAAGACCTCAGAAGACAAAGTTTAGAAAAAATACTGATAATGAAAACGTGA